AAGACCCAGACCGAGACCCAGACCGAGACCGAGACCAAGACTGAGACCAAGACCGAGACCCAGACCCAGACCAAGACCAAGACCGAGACCCAGACCGAGACCCAGACCAAGGTGATAAACTATAAGTATTAATCAAAAACATATCTTACCATTTTAATTTATAAAATGATTCAATAGCTTGACGCATTACATAACAATTTTTTGGAAGTTTTTGCTTATCATCTGCTGCTTTAGCATCATATTGTCCAGTTTCAAATACTACACTAGCATCTTCTAATTCAATGTAAGTACCATTAATTGATTTAACTTTTCCGTGATAAATGTATCTAGCACATTGAAAAAGATAAGTTTCTCCAATCAAATCTTCTAAATTATTTATCTCTTTTACTTGGATTTCAGACCCAAGTTGGTCTTTGATTTTTTCGAGTGTTTCATCACTCACTTCGATTGTTGGCATAAGTTTTTTTATTTAATTAATTACCTCTATATTTAAAGTTCTTTTTCCCCAGTTAAGTGCGTCTGTCTTATGCTCAAACCAAATATCAAACACCTCGCACCCGTATCTACTATTCATTCTGTCTTCAACGACGTAAGTTCTCTCACCAATTCGTACGAGAATGCCGAAAGGCTGACAATTATTAGCAACAATGTTACCACCATTATGCAAATCATAGCCACTGGCAGTAATAAAAGGCGAATCGTCACATTGCCCAACTTCACTATTATAGCCATAGACTGTCGCTTCAATGATTGTTGTTTTTTCATAGTCACACACGACACTTTGCAGGGTGCAGGGATCGGGAAATGCAAGTGCCATAATAATTAATAGTAAGGTCATATGTTATTTAATTTGTTTATATAAATTATTAACAATAAAACTAAATTTCTCAGCTACCATTTCTCGTTCATTTTCTATATAAATTGGTTCAACGTATCTTGAATGAGCTAATTCATTAAATTGCCAATCAATTATATGCCAAGCCTCGTGAAGAAGATAAAGTCTAATATAATTAAAATCTTTTTCTTCATATAATTGTCTACCTCCTTTTCTAACAAATAAAGTTATTTGATTATAAGGATAATGAGATTTAATACTAAAAGTTTTTTCTTCATCTTCACTATCAGCTTCTTGTTCTTCATAAATTACAGTTATTTTATAGCTTTTTAATTGACAAATATCTAAAATAACATTTGAAAAATAATCTGCAAACCATTTTAACATTTCTTTTTCTTGTTTTTTATTCATATTATTATTTATTTATTATATATCTCTATGTCAAACGATACTTTATTATCTAAACTCTTTTTAACATCTTCATCAATAGTTCCCTTAACTATTAGTGATAGGTAGACGTTCTTCTTTAAGTGGTTGGCTCTTAAAATTCTACCTTTCATTTGTTTATAGTTTTTAAAACTGAAGTCGTATGAGTAAAACACCATTAATGGGTATGACCATATCTTATCATTCCCCTCTGAACAAGCGGCGTTCATTAAAAGTATACTTTCTTCTTTTGCATTCTCTCTTATAGATATTTCATTTTTATTCTTTGTCTCACCATTTATTATGGTACCACCTATTTCTTTTTGTATTGTTTCAAGTTCAGCATTATATCTACAAACAACTATTACTTTTTTGTGTTCTTTGCAGATGTCTTTGAGTCGTTCGAGTTTTTCACTTTTATAATATTTTGTATCTGTATATCCGTCTCCCTTCCTTGTTCCTCCACAGACTTGATGAATAGCTGTCCACTTGACGATATGATTGGTTTCTTCAGACTTGATAACATTGATAGCTCTTCGCTGGTCAACTGTAAGTCCGAAGTATTCTGTTTGGTAGATTTGTTCGGGGACATCGACGCAGTCTTGGAGTTTGACGGTGTTTCCGATGGTGGCAACGAGCTTTGCGATTTGGGGTTCGATTCCTTTTTTGACCATAGGGATATAACGAGAACCCATACGCACATTAGTAAAGTAGCTATCAAAAAACTTTCTATAGTTCCAGTTATAACCAAGGATACGAGCAAGGCAGTAAATATTAAATGGAGTACTAAGATAAGGAGTAGCAGTTAGAAGGTAAATATATTGTGGGTTGTGTTTTTTGACATATTTTATTAATGATTTATGCATCTGACTTTTGATGCCTGAGAAGTAATGTGCTTCGTCTATTATTAGGCAGTTAACTTTTCTATAATCTTTCCAGTCTTTTCTAAATTCCTCTTTACTAACTACACTTATGAAACCACCTGTCTGTTCAATCCATTGTTCTTTAATGCTCTTAGGACATACTACAATTATATCTAATTCATCAGAAGAATTTTTATGAGCCAATCGTATCGCTGCAAGTGTCTTGCCTGTTCCACATTCCCACGCCAGTAAATGTTTATCTGGGGCGAGGTCTACGAGTTGTTGTTGATGTTTGTAGAGTTTCATCTCCCTGCTATTATTTTATTACGTTTGACTTCTACCCCTGGAATTATGTTGCAGGGTTTGAGGGCATCAGCTCGTAGGGCTACCATATCTATTACCCAATATTTCTTAGGGACTAACTTTTCATCTGTAATTATCACTTCTTTATTTGTTCTAAAGTGTATATTGCCTTTTAGTTTTTCTTCTAGATAAGATATTTTTTTAATCTCTTCGTGTATTTCATTATTTTGTCTTCCAGGTACTAACTTATTCTGTAACTCTCTTCTTTTTTTAATTTTATCCGCTTCTATCACATCTGAATATACTACTATTTTCTTCTCTAACGTTTCACAAGTGTCTTTCAGGAGGCTCTCAAGGGGCTTGTAGTCCAACCTAATCAGTCTTAAGGACTCATTTATAGGTTTAGTCTTTGCTTCTTTATGTTCTTTAATTTTTTTTGAAACCTGCTTAATGTTGGATAATATCTGACTACCCTCGTCAAAGGTAAATTTGTCAGTTATCTTATGTTCGTTAGCCGTCTTAGCTATCGCTGTTGTTTTAGTTTGTAGTTCTGTGTTCATAATTTTATTATTCAGACTGGGAGAGATGGTGTAGTCACTATGAGTGAATGTACATCACCCACTGCTCGCACCTCTCCCAGACTTGAATATTACTTACTCAAAGCTCTCTGGCATTGCGTCTTCTGTAGCTACTTCAAACGATTCATCTTTTTCACCTACATACGGTACGATACTTTTGGCGGCGTTGTAGCCCTTAACCTTTGCAGGGATTTCCTCTTTGAATAGTAATCCTACTACCATACCTGGCTCTACGTTCTTTAGTCTGTCGTTGACGAAGGAATTTTCTTTCTTAACTCCTACGTTCCAGAGTTCACCGTCTTCGGTGTTCTTGATGACGTATACGATTTGAGCTGGGAATTGATCTTGTCCAGCTTTCTCGTACTTCTCTGTTAGTGTTCCTTTGATTTTGTCCCCTACTTTTTCAAACTTGAACCAGTTTGATTGTGGGATATTCTCGTCTGAGAATAGTTCGTCTTTTGCCATAGTGTTTAATGTTTAATCTTTAGGCTTTAATATGTCAACGAGTTATATTAATTTACGAGCTATATCGTTTATTTCATCTAAAGCTTTTGTTAGCTTTTCAACTTTATCTTTTAAATCATTAATTTCATCTTCAAATTCGTCGCATTGTTTACAATCTTCCATAGTTGTTAGTCGTTATTATTTATCGCATTGACTTCTTGGTTGATGTAATCCTCTCGACTGTGGTCAGCCGAATAGTCGTCATAGGCATACTGGTCTTCTTTTGTAATTTCGTCATTCATATATTTAAATTTAATTGTTTAGTATTATCAGAAATGCCTTGTTCTATATTTTGTGTCTGTTGCATTGTACCTTCGTATCCACAACTTACACACCACACCCAATTCCTAGCGTCTTTAGGACTTGCGATGGCTTGTGCACCGCATTGTGGGCAAGTTTTGTCGAAGGGTAGGGACATATTATTTATATATTGCTATTAGTAAGGTTACCCAACTTGCTATTGCACAGACCAGCATAAATTGAAAGTCTAAGTTGCGGGACTTTATTGTTTGTAATTGTTTCCACGTTGTTTGGTACTTTTTCATATGCTATTCCCCCCCCCATACCACCTTGCCACCTGTTATGGTTACAGTGATGCCTAATTTATTAAGTTTAAGTACTGTGTCTATGTTGAAGTTGCAATTTGTGTTCGCTATCCGCCATAGGTTACCATAATGTAGTCCTGTCTCCTTGCACACGCTGTAGAGCGATCTGTCCTTTGATTTTAGTAATTCTTTGAGTGTCATTTTGTTTGGTTATTTCTTTAACTTACTATCAGTATACGCTACATATTATATACTGTCAAGGGTATAGGTGTGGATAACTATAATAGCTTCTTCTGTTTAGATTGACTTAGACGTGCCTTTATTATGTTTATATATTCTTCTTCTCGTTCTATTAGTATGAAGTCCCGCCCTGTATTCTGACACGCTACTCCTGTTGTACCTGAACCCGCGAACGGATCGAGGACACATCCTGACCCATATAGCCACATTATACAATCTCTAAGTTCAAATCCTGAGTCCTCAACATTACACGCCATACGGTGTTGAGTTCTACTACCTGCAAATATAAGGGCAGTACCCCCTGGTTTTAACACCCTTAGACATTCCTGCCAAATAGCTACACTAGGCACATCATAGTCCCATTTCTTACCCATAAAGCTAAGACCATAGGGTGGGTCAGTTATTATGGTGTCGACAGAGTTGTCAGGTAGCTTATCTAATTGTATTATGCAGTCTCCGTGAATTACTTTATTTATTAGGTCTTTCATAAATTAATTATCAATAACATCTACAATAACATCACACAATTTAATGTAACTTCTCATATTAGCCATCTCATTAGCATAATCTTGACAAGCCTTAATTATTTTTTCTTTCTGTTTTTTAGTTAGATTGTTTCTCATACTTTTATTTATTATTAATCATATAGTTACCATTAGTGTTAGTTGAAAATCTAAATGTAGAAGCACTAGCATTTCCATTGAAGTTTAATCTAATCATACTTTTAAAAGTTAATTTCATTAATATCTAATTCTTCTTGTTGTATATCTTCTATTACTGGAAAGACACAGTGACCACCTTTACCTGCAACAATTTTTAGTTTTACTTCACCTTCAAGAGACTTTATAGCATCATCAATAGATTCTCTACTGACGATGTCCTTTAACTTATCTTTAATAGTTGTTTTATTTAACCCTGGTTCACTATTTACTATTTTAAACACCTCGTCTCTAGCTTTGTTAATTGGATCAAGCAACTCTGCACTCTCACCTAGAAACTCAAACTCTGTTCGTTCATCTTCCTCATTATATTTAATAGCTAAGTCAAATGCCCCAACCGATTCTCTCCTTCTACTTTTTTCGTTGCTTACTGTCATCGCTAGATACTTCTTGCCGAATGGAGATATTAGTTTCTTACTTCTAACCTCAAGGTAGATCCCTGCGTTATCTGCTATAGCAGTTGCTCCTCTACCCCTACTTAGTCCAGTTGTGTCTTTACTTTTATTAACGTGATGTAGGAGTATCATTGTTACCTTAAACTCGTTGCAGATATCCATAAGCTCTATCATTACTGGAGTGATACCACTATTACTGTTTTCATCTGCACTATGTATCTTACTAAACGTATCAAATACTACTAGGCTAATCTTATTTTCAGTAATATTTTTCTTTAGCCACGCAACTGAATTTTTATCACTTATATTCCACGATTTTTCACAACTTATAATACTATTATTGTCAGGATGACACACGTTCTTAGCTCTAACAATACAATCGTCTTCTGTCATCTCCATATCTATTAATAAACAATTCGACTTTGTAACCTCAAACTTCCCAAGAAATGGATTGCCCATTGTTATATCATCAATCATTTTTAATATCAGTAGTGATTTACCACACCCGGTTGCACCGTGTATTATATTTAATGATTGTTTCTTTATTAAATCCTGAACTAAGAAAGGTTGAGGGTCTGGAGTCTTTAGCATTAAATCACTAAAAGTAATTGGTATATATTCATTAATTACCTTTTCTTCTTCTCTCAGTCTTGTTTTAACTACTGATTGGAAAATCCCTAGTAGTTCTTCTTCTCCCCAATCTTTACCTGGTTGTACTCCCATATTCCACGCCTGCATTGTGGTCCAGCCAGTTGTTCCCCACTCATTTTGAGGAGTTAGTGATAAGATAAACCCAGCCATACTCGCACCTTTTATATTCCTATCCTGACCCATTTTCACACCTTTTAGTAATTCAATAGGATTTTTTCTATTTTTTATATCTTCCTTTATTGACCCAAAAATGTTGTAATCAAAGACTGGCATCTCTTGTTCTTCAAGAGAAATTGCCCAAGAATAGTCACCGTCTACTTCTCCATCTTCACTATGGTGTAGACTAGGAGGTGCTATAACATAGTTTCCTGTTGATCTAATCTCTCCAAAACCAGTAGGTGTACCAGTAGTTTTACCATCGTGCTTAAAGTAGTAATGGAATCCGTTACCAGTTTTTACGATTGGAGTGTGGGGTAAAATGATTCCAGTCTGCTTAAACTTTTCCATATCATCAACATCTAGTACTATTAGGTTTGATACTTCACCGCAAAGTATACCAATTTTAGCATCTGGCCAAGTTGTCCACCATTTTTCTACTTCTTCCTTAGTAGGTAATCTATCTTGGTACTCTAGACAAGAAATAAGGTATGGTGCTTTTTTATCTTTTTTACCTTTACTATTTTTTCCTATTGGTAATAAAGAAAATCCAAGTGATAGATAGTAAATAGCCCATTCTTTATTTGTTTTCATATTTTTTTATTTTTAGCAAAAAGCTGAGAGCCAATGTTAGTTTTCCGACCAACTGACTCCCAGCTCTTTGATAATAATAAAACCCCGTCAAAATGCGGGGTATAATTGTTGGTCGGAAAGTTCATAAATTTATTTTAGCAAGAAAAAATAAACGTGTCAAATGATAGAAGTGTGGATAAATATTGGTAAATAGTCGTTGGCTAATTTAAGCCAAAACCGTTTTACGGAGAGGGGGTCAAATAGGTATGACACACCGTAAAACGTTTTGTCAAGGGCTTACGGAGGCTTACGGAACGCCCGTAAATAGAATGTGACTTAACCCAGCTATTATTTAGTACCCTTTACGGAGGCTTACGGAACGCCCGTAAACGAATGGGGTACGTTTACGGACTTACGCCCCCCTATAGGGGCGGAGACCGTAAACCCTGATAGTAGAAATTAGAAAAGGAGCAATATGATTGTATTCTTTTTTAGACTGTGCATTTGACAAAAAAGACAATCTATGATAAAATGTAAGAGCAGTAAATTGATTGGTACAATGTTTACAACTTTACATAAAGCAAACATAATAAAAACCCTGAGCCACACGTCAAAAAAAGACGATGGTTTGGGTTTTTTGTTGCACCTAGGCTATTAAACAGACAGATATAGGGGAACAAGTCATCAAACAACTGTTAAACTACAGCCTTAAATCATATCTGTCTGTTTGATACAATATAACTAAACACAGTAAAATATACTATTTTAATTTTGTATGCCTAATCCAAATGGAAATCCTAATTTAAAAGGAAATAAAAATAGTGGAAGAAAATCCACTAGGGTAGAGTTTGCTAAAAACGAAGCTGTTAGAAAAGCGTGGCTTAAAGTAAATGAAGAATTAGAAGCAAGTGGTGTGGAAAAGATAGCATTGCCATTGGCTTTAAAGGATATGGTGGTTAAGAAAGATGTAACAACAGACGGTGAAAGTTTAAATAAAGTTTTAGTTGAATTTATAAATGGATAAACTAAAGACGATAAAAATTCCGATTGAATATAAGCCGTTATTTGATAAAAATTGGAGAGAAGCAGCAGTATACGGTGGTAGGTTTTCACTTAAATCACATACGGTGGCACGTTTTTTACTTATAAGGGCTAGAGAAACAAAGACTAGGGTAGCCTGTTTTAGAGAATTTCAGAACTCTATAGCTGAAAGTAGTCATCAATTATTAAAAGAACTGATTGATAAGTACGAATTAAATGAGTTTGAGGTAACAAATAACTCAATTATTAATAGATTAAATGGCTCTGACTTTATATTTAAAGGGCTACGAAACAACGAACAGAGCGTAAAGTCAACTGAGGGAATAGATATAGCTTGGGTAGAAGAAGCTCAGACAGTATCTGATAACAGTATTGAGGTATTAACACCAACAGTTAGAAAACCTGGTTCAAAAATTATATATACATACAATAGATTATTAGAAAATGATCCAGTTCACGTTAGATTGGTCATAGATGGTAGACCTGATACCATAATAATCAATGAAAACTACGATATAGCCATCAAGCACAATATGATGCCTGATGTTATCTTAAAGGAAATTGAAGATGACAAGCGGAACAGACACGCTTTATATCAGCACAAGTGGATGGGCGAACCTAACAGCCTTGAATTAAAGATTTTTAAGGAGTGGAAGCAGATTGATGATGTGCCACACGAAGCTAGACTGGAAGCTAGGTGGCTAGACTTTGGTTATTCGATTGATGAATCAGCTATTGGTTCACTATACTATCACAATAATGGCTGGATACTAAAAGAAGACTTATACAGGAAAGAGATGAGTAATAGGCAGTTAGCTAACTTTCTAAACGCTCTAGAGAAGCCACAGACGTTGATAATTGCCGATTCAGCTGAACCTAAGAGTATTGCAGAGCTACAGTCATATGGATTGAACGTAACAGGCTGTAAGAAAGGCCAAGATTCAGTAGTAAATGGCATTCAACTGGTACAAGATCAACCAATATCAGTCACTAAGGGTAGTTTGAACATCTGGAAAGAGTATATGAACTACTTTTGGCTAGTAGATAATAAGGGAACAATCATAAATAAAGAAGACCCAGCGTGTGCTAATCATCATATGGCTGGCATAAGATACGTTTTACAGAACTTTGGCAGGATTAAACAAGAAGAAAGCTATTGGGACAGGATATACAGTGATGAACTACACCCCGAAACAGTAGTAAATCTTATTAATAAAGGTAGATGAATATATCAGAGAAAAGTATAATAACAGTACAGGCTAATATTGACAAAGAGAAATGGGACAATAACTGGGATAAAATATTTAAAAATAAGGCAAAAAAAATATGTCGGAAGACTATAACTTCGACCCAAAAGACGCACTAAATGCTAAAAATGCGTTTTTACCTACAATAGGTGTAAAGAAAGAGCCAAAGGATGACCCAATCATATCAAAGATAGTGGGACACCCAGTAAAGATAAACAATCCAATTCTAATTAGACTAATAGTTAAATGGAAGAAAGAAGAAGGTAAATCTGATAGTGATACTTCAATTAGTGGATACCTTAATGACCCTAATAAATTAGAAGAACTAAAAAAAGCATTATGACAGACATATTAACACCTGAGCAACAAACACAAAAAGACTTAAAAGACAAACAAATTAGAGTAACCAAAGAGATAGAAGCTATTTTAGATAAAGAAAACTTAATGCTACGTATGACTCAAAATATAGTAGTATTACCAAAAGAATAATATGGAAAATAATTATAAAATAACAATCTCTGTACTTGGCAATGAGTGGTCAGAAGAAGGCAAGACAATCCATTCTACACTTGATAAGTTTCCATTGACTTGGGAACAGATTAAGTCAAAAGGTGTAGTGGTCGTAACTAAAGGTAATCTGAAACGCACACAATTAATCCCTGGTGTAACACTAAGACGGATATTATCCAATAAGATTATGAAAGCTGTATGGTCTAAAAGATTGAAACTATTACTCGAAGCAGATAAAAAATAATAAATAATATGACTACATCAACAATCTTTGATTACATAACAGGGGAGAAGACCAAGTACGATCAGCCAATTACCCTAACTGAGGGTTGGGATTGGTCAATGAAGGAACACTTAAATCGTTCCTTTTTGTATTTGAACAGCCAATTTGAAGAAAACAATGAGGATAGAATACTAAGACCGTTTAAAAACATTGTGCAACCAATTTTAAACATACAGTTTAGGACAGAGGGGTTTGATGTCAAAGATATTGAGTTATATGTTGATAACAAAGACGAATACTACAAGTCATTACTAATCAAGAAGTACCACGAGAAGTGGGCGTTAGAAAATGAAATAGACACATTCATTGATGAGATGACTGAAAGTTACTGCACCTATGGTGGTGTACTAGTACGAAAGACAAAACAAGCTAAGCCAGAAGTAATTGACCTTAGAAGTTTAGCTTTCTGTAATCAGAACGACTTACTTAACCATCCATTTGCTATTAAACACGAGATGAGTTTTGCAGAGCTTAGAAGTAAGGGAAAGAAGATGAACTGGGGTAGTGAGGGTGCTGACATTGATATTGACACTCTAATTGACCTAGTAAAACAAGAAAACGATGAAAATACTACAATAGAAATATATGAATGTCACGGTAGCTTACCTATTGAATGGTTAAATGATGAAGACATAATTGATGTTAGTGAAGAAGATGTACCACAAATACAAGTAGTAGCATTTTATAAAGATGAGAATCACAACGATCAAGGTGTCACACTTTTCAAGAAGAAGATGCCTGTATTACCTTTCAAATTCTTAAAGCGTGATGACGTTTACAACAGGGCATTGGGTAGAGGTGGCGTTGAAGAACTGTTTGAAAATCAAATCTGGACTAACTGGAACGAAGTAAAGATAACTGAAATGCTAGATAGTGCTAGTAAGACATTGTTTATGTCTGATGATCCAACCTTTAAGTCAAGGAATAACCTTAACAACGCACAGAACAACGAAGTGTTTGCCCTACAAGAGGGTAAGAGAATCGGACAGATTGATACATTCCCACGTAATGTAGGGGTTTTTAACGATAGTGTAGAAAGGTTTTGGCAACACGCACAACTTATGGGTTCAGCACCTGAACCATTACTAGGTGAGACACCAAGTTCTGGTACACCATTCAAATTATTTGAAGCACAAACTATTGAAGGAAAGGGTATGCACAAGTACAGACAGGGTAAGTTAGCAGTATTTATGGATGAACTTTACAGGGAATGGATTCTACCTTACTTGGCAAAAGAGATTGTCAAAGAACAAGAGTTTATGCAGGAACTAAGTTTCGATGAGATGCAACTGGTTACTGAGAAGGTACTAACAAGTAGAACTAATGACTTTAAGAAACGAATGGTACTAAGTGGCCAAGTGATAAACGAAGAACTTGTCCAAGACTTTCAGGCTCAAGTTAGAGTATCCGTTTCTAAAGAGGGTAATAAACGATTCTTCAAGATACTTAAAGACGAAATGAAAGATATCAGCATATCGGTAATGACTAACATTGCAGGTAAACAAAAGAACTTAGCCTTAATGACTGATAAGTTGGTAAATGTCCTACGACAGTATATGTCTACACCTGAACTACGACAAGACCCTGAAATGACTAAACTGTTAAATACTATATTAGAAAGTTCAGGACTATCACCAATTTCCTTTGGTCCATCACCACAACAGGCTCAACAACAAGTGCAACAGCAACAAGGTGGCGGATCAACTCAACCATTACAAGAACTAAGTCAGGGTAACCAACCACAACAATGAATGAAGTATTTGAGTCAAAACTAAAAATACTAGCGTCAGATAAAATAACACTAGATGCAATCAAAGCTATTTTCTTAGAAAAGTTTGAAAAGGAAAAGCCAAATGTCTTACCACAAGACGATGATACTGTATTGGGTCAAAAGTATCGGGCTTATGAGAAAGCTATAAGCATATTTGATGAAGTTTTAGAGGGCATAGAAACTTACAAAGATAATAAAACTAATACTGAGGATTTTAATAAAGGTCGTTAATAATAATTAAATAAAAACTTATGAAAAACGTAATAATCACAATATTCGTGATTTTAGCAATAGGACTTGCAGCAACTGCTTATATTTTGTATCCAGATGATACAGAATATAATGTAGGTAGTATTGTCACTGGGCAGTCTTATTATGCTACAAGTACACCTTGGGATGCGGCTCAGACTGATGGTGAGATCAAGGGTGGCTGGGGTTCACTAGCTCAAGTGGCAGTTACAAGTGCAGGAGATTTGAAATTTTGTTTGTATGATGCAATTTCAACAGATGTAACTCATTTTTCAGAGCTTGGTAGATCTACTTCAACTCAACAACTTACCTGTATCAGTACCGCTACCGTGGGAACTTACACTTTTGATGCTCAGTTGATTTATGGTCTATATCTTGATGTCACAGAGGGCACAACGGGAACAACTACAGTCACATATCGTTAATTAATAACAGACAACCAATATGTCTAAAATGAACGAAGCAAAAATGGCTTCTTTGTCAGACAAGATTTATGATGATGAAGCCGAACAAGAGCTTAAGAGAGAGAAGAAACCGCTTAAGAAACTAATTCCTAAAAGCGAGGAAGTAGTCGAACCTCATCTAAAAAGAAAGGAAAATAAATATGTCTAAAAAAATAAAGAAAGTTAATGGAATAAAATACTACGTAGTTATTTCATTAGTCGCTTGTTTAGGAGTTGGCGCTTTTGCACTAGCTTACTCAGTAGGTCAAACTAACAACACAACTGTAAATACAGATGGTGGAGATTACGTTGTAAATAATGCAACAGCCGAACAAGCCCCAGATGAATTTAATCTTGGTGCTCAACCAGGAACAGACTTAACAGTAGATAATCTAACATATGGTTCATCACGCTCTAAAGGGTTAACCTTTAAAGAAGGTGCAACTTCTACTCCTGGTGGATTATTCGTATTAGATAACTATGGACCAACTAAAGTTTGTTCTAGAGTAGAGCTTGATATTTCTACAGCTAGTACTGTTGGTGGTGTGCTTGGTACAGGACTTCCATTGGTATTCTCAGTATCTACATCAACTATTGGTACATTGAATGCTACTGCAAGTTTAATTGCTACATCTACTCTTGCCACTTCTACAGTTCAGTTGTTTGATACCACTGCTAATGCAGGTACTTATGCAACAGCTGGAACTGATGACGGAAAATCTTGGCTGTGGGAACAAGGTGATAGTATTATCGGTCAGTATGATATTCTAACTGGCTCAGATGCTACATCTACATCTTATGGAATGGCTGGTAGTGTATATGTAAATTGTCACGAACGAAATTAAATATAAATTAAATTGGCGGTGACTTGTCCGCCTTAAAAACAAATCTATGACTGATGAAGAATTGGAGAACGAAACTCCTATAAATGACGAGGGTGTAGAACAGCCACCTGAAGCTGTTGAGGAATCTAATGATGAAGTAGTGAAAGCTAACGAAGTAGCTAACAATCAAAAGATTCGTGCTGAGAAAGCTGAAGCTGAGAATAAAAAACTTAAAGCTGAAGCGGAGACCAAAACTCCTAAAAAAGAAGAACAATCAGACGAGCCAGATTACAAAGACAAAATTGATAAGCTAACATTGAAAACTGAAGGCGTAACCCATTCGGATGATGTAAAAATCGTTACGGATGAAGCTAAACGATTAGCTCTCCCTGTTGAAGAAGTGCTAGGAATGGAACATATTAAGTCCAAACTTAAAACTGCTGAAACACAGCGAGAAGCTGAAGCTGGTATGCCTGATGAAAGTGGAAAGACTAGCGGTGGAAACAAAAGTTCCGTTGAATACTGGGTCAATAAGACCGATAAAGACGGAGTGTATAAGAATCCTCCAGGTAATGATGTTGAATTTAACAACAAAGTTATCGATGCTAGAATCAAACAAAAACAAGATGGCAGCAAATTCTCAGATGAAATGTATTAATCTGGTGGTCGGCGTTTGGTTGATTAATAAACCAACTAAACTAAATTTTTATGGCTATTGCAACAACTACTAATACCTATAATAAACACGATTACGTTTCCCGATTGAGGGCAAGAATCAATCTCCCTACTGTTTGGAGTGACGTATTGAAAGTTACTTATAGTGATGTTAGAACAATCGTTAATGGTTACTGGTCAACTGAACCAGCTACTTCTGCTAACACACGAGCATCTGCTTACACTTACTCTGATTACGAGACTGCTCAAGATACATTGACAATCAATCAATCAAGGGTTGTACCTGTATTTATCGATGAAGCAGATAGAGCCCAGCAAGATTACGTTAGTATGATGGACATTGCTACTTATCAAGGTAAAAAGATTTCTGAATATCTTGAAACAGTAACTTTGGCTGCAGCTATCGGTGGTACTAACTTTGGTGTAACTGATCTAAGCAACACAGGTGCAGACGATACTACTAAGATTACAGTATCGGCATCAAACATTGATGACCTTATCCGTGCTATCAAACGTAAGATTTACGAGAACAACGGTGTTGATTTCGCTGTTGAACGTGGTATCTTCATTGTTTGGGGAGCTGAACACTTTGAACTACTTGAAGCCTTTACTCAAGCTAACGGATTCACAGAAGCTGACATTGCTTTAAAGAATGGCATTGCTGTTCAAAAAGCATTCCGATATATGGGAGTTGACCATTACTTATCAACTTCTCACACTGCAAATCATCTATTTGCTGGAATCAAAAGGACAATGGAATTAGGTATTCTACGGAGTACATTCGGTAAAGTAAAACATATCGAAGATCCATCACAGACTTCAGGACTTGGCATTGTCAGTCGTGTAGATTGGGGATTCAATCTACCTGCTTACAACTTAGAATTCATTATTGACGTGAACGTCAACTAATAATTAAATATTATTCCTCGGGCAAGCACTTCAGACCGCTATGCCCGAAGGTCTGAAAATAATATGAAAGATTGTATAAAACTAAAGTGCCACAAGTGTTGTGATGAGCTTTTCTTACCTTATCCAGAACAGGATAAAGACATAATTAGGTGGATAGAACTTCACGGTATAGAAGTTGTTGATAACAGCTATGGTCGTTTCATAAAGATACCTCAAAAATGTTCTAAGCTAAAACACGGAAAATGTTTAATATACGAGGATAGGCCTGAAATGTGCAAAAAATTTGATTGCGAAAACTTTAAAGAATTTTTTAAATAAAAATTATGAAGCTATACGAGCCTATAAGTCAAGAAAGTATCTTTGACGAAATAAATGATATATGTGGTACTACTGACCAATCTTATACAAATAAGCAAAAGGTTGCACGTGTTAATGAAGCACTAGATAAATACTTTTTTCTAGCGGTACAGTCTGCACCACAAGGAACTTTTGATGATACTGGTAATACATCAATACCAGTTGAAACACCTGACTTAGTAGACGGTACTAACGCCTACAAGTTAAGCTCTATCACAAACAACATTCTACAGATTTTACGAGTATCAGTTATAGATAGCAATGGCGAAGAAAATGATTTAATCTATGAAGACTTTGAAGATATAAAAGACTTCACAGAACGATACTCAACTGATAGTGAAGATAGAGGCGATCCAGAATACTGGACTAAAGTTGGAGACTACGTGTATATTTATCCTTGTCCTAACTATGCAGAAACAAGTGGTTTAAGACTTTATGTTAGCAGAGAACTAAATAAATTCCCTTACGTAACTTTTACCACAACTTTTGCAACAGATTTATTCACTACAAGTGCAGCCCACGGCTTAGTAGCTGATGATGGGCTTGTTTTTGTAACTGACACTACTATCCCAGGTGGGCTAACAGCTGACACAACAGTTTACTATGTAATTGCATCAGGTTTAACACTTGATGACTTTAAAGTATCAACCACGCTAGGTGGTTCGACAATTACATTAAGTTCAGACGGAACTGGTAACCAAAAATACGTTAAAGTATCCGGTGAACCAGGTATTCCAGTTATCCATCACGATTACTTAGCTCAATATGCTTCGTACAAGTTTATGGATGCTGACCACCCTAAGTTCGCTAAGACTAGAGAGTTACTTGCAATCTATGAACAGGAAATTGAAGAATACTGGCAATCAATGATTAAGCCAGGGAAGACAATAATTGAAACTAACAAGAGAGTCTATAAATAAATATGGCAGATAGAAAACCACTAATAATCAATGCACCGTCAACAGGGATTTCCCAAAGTCCCCACGTTGGTTTTTCTGACGTTAGAAATTTAGATATATTTACTATCCCCGGAATTGTTAGATTGAATAATAATCTTGATAAAGTATCAGGAACAACTGCTACAGGTTTAGTTAAATGGATTGTCCGTGATCCAGTTACGTCAGCTAATTTCTACGCAGTAGATGATGGTGGTGAAGTTTATGTATCAACAAATAGTGGCGTAAGTTTCGCTAAACTAGGTACTCAACCAGCAAGTGCTGCAGGTAAGGGTCAGGGTTTAGCTATCTGGAAAGATTACTTGTTTTGTCCTAGGGGTGCAGAGATGGATTTATACGGACCACTATCAAGTAGCCCAGCTTGGCGTGATGCTTGGGCTGGATTAACAATGGCATCTGACACTTTATGGCATCCAATATCTGTTTCTAAAATAAATGATAAGTTATTCATAGGCTCTGCTAATTACATTGATAGTATTGCTGAAGTAGTTGGACAAACTTTTGCTTGGGATGACGCAGGGACTTATACAGCAACCGCTGAAGCATTAGACTTACCAGCCGATTATCGTGTTAAGTGTTTAGAAGAACTTGGTAATAATTTAATGATTGGTACTTGGAAAGGAACAACAATTACAGACTTTAGAATAGCTGATATATTTAGTTGGGATATGAGTTCAACAACTTATGGTCAACCAATCAACTTAGTTGAAAATGGTGTCAACGCAATGCTTACACTAGGCAACTATCTGTATGTCCTAGCTGGTGTTGATGGGAAGATGTATAAGTCAGATGGCGTTGGCGCAACTGTTATTTGTCAAATACCAACTTCAATAGCAAATATTGAAGGTAATAAATATCTTGAACCATACCCAGGTTCTTTTATAAATTTTAAAGGCAGACCGACTTTTGGAGTTAATAGTGGTGGTGCAACCTTTACGTCAGGTATGGGTATATATTCTTTACTAGAAACAAGTAAAGGAAACATTTTAAATATGGAACACATTGTGTCTACTGGTAGTGACGGCACTTCTGCTATTCTAAAAGTTGGTGCTTTATCACAAGTATCTAGGGACACAATATTAGCTGGTTGGGTTGATGCAACTACTTTTGGAATAGACAAAACAACTACAACAACAAGACAGGCTAGTTACGGTGGTTACTGTGAAAGTCCATTGTATGTAGTAGGAAGTTATATCGATAAACGTCAATTTACTAAGTGTGAGTTTCAGTTATCAAAAGAATTAGCAGTAGGGGAGTCAATACGGATTAAACTTAGAGTTAATCTAACTGATGATTGGACTACACTTGGAACATACACTTATACAGATCTTGGTGCAGTAGTTTCACATCAAGTTAAAAATATTAACATACCAGAAACAGAGCTTATACAAGTTAGAGTTGAACTTGGTGCTGGGACAAGTAATCTAACAACACCACATTTAAAATCAGTAACCCTACAATAATGACTGTTACAATAACACCTTCGGTAGGTGATATAGAAAATAATATTGTTCCGTTAGATTTACTTGTGACTGATGAGGACAGAAGTACAGCAATGGCAATAGGTGGAACACCAGTTGCTAACACTCAAAATACAGGTGCAACACCACCGCCACCAGATTCTAATATAATAAAAAGTGGAAACGGAAGTGTAGTCAAAGGTTTTCTAAAGTCTCATAATTATAGCCCTGGCGATTCAGGTTGGATTATAAAAGGTAATGGTGATGTAGAATTTTCAGATGGTGTGTTTAGGGGAGATATATCTGCTGCAACTGGTACGATTGGTGGTTGGACAATAGGTGCAACTTTCATTGGAGATAACGCAGTAGCAAATGATGCAACAGTATTATTGGATAGCACAAACTCTTTAATCAGATTAGGTGCAACGTCAGGTGATTATATAACTTTAGACGGAGGTAATGTTCGTTTACGAAGTTCTAATTATGTTACTGGTGTTTCAGGTTTTACAATACAGGCTGACTTAGTTGAAGCTGAGAATATTGTTGCTAGAGGAATTTTAAGAGGTTCAACTTTTGCTTACGATGTTATCTCTGCTATTGGTGGACAATTAATGGTTGCTAACGCAGATGCACTTGACGCTGATATGACGGCGTTAGATGCTTCAACATTGACAACTAAAGACACAACAGACTTTGCAGTAAACGATATTTTAGTAATTAGAGGAATCGCTACTTCTGGTATTGATGAGGAATGGCTACGAGTTACTAATATTGGTTCTGCACCTACTTATACAGTTACCAGAGATTTGGCTAGCTCTTATGCGGCCAATTCTAACCCTATATGGAAAGCAGGAACTCCTGTTGTAAAACAAGGTTCTAGTGATGGTGCTTCAACTTTTTCAGGTGGTTGGCTACGTTTATATGGAGAGGGAACTAATAGCCCTTATTACTCAGTATTTGAAAGAGATGGTGTACTTTACAATGATTATAAAGAATCTTGTAGGCTAGGTAATCTAAACGGTATTGGAGCTTTTGTATCAGATACTTATGGGATATTTTTAGGAGATTATGCTTCAGGTGAATATTTAAGTTATGATTCAGTTAGTTCTACCTTAGTTCTTAATGGTTATAACAAAACAGGCAAAGGCTCTTTTGGTGGAGATGGTTCAGACGGAGCTTTGACAATAACGACTGGAACAACAACTATTGATTGTAGTAGTGCCAATATAGTTGTTAAAAATTATACTTCAATAAGTATAACTGGTGACGGTAAGTTAGCTTTTTCAAATCCAGCTTCAGACGGAACAGTTATAGTTTTAAAAAGTCAGGGAGATGTAACTATTACTTCATCTGATGGTTCGGCTATAGATGTTAGTGCTATGGGTGGTGATGGTGGTGCTGGTGGAACTAACGCAGCTGGTTCTGTTGGAACTAATGGATTTCAAATTTTAGATTCAAATAATCATTATGGGGTTGGTGGTACTAAAGGTTCTCCAGTGGGTGGAGGTGCAGGAGGTGTAATTTTAGCAAGTGCTTGGGAATATACTATAGTTTCTGGTAGAGAACAAAGAAGAGTTTTAAATTTAGCCTGTGGTTCTGGTGGTGGTGGTGGAGCTGGAACTATAGCACCACCATCAACAACTTATACTGGCGGAGATGGTGGTAGAGGTGGAGGTGTTTTGATAATAGAATGTGCTGGAGCTTGGAATTTTACAAGTACAATAAATGTTAAAGGTGAAGTTGGTGCAACTGCTAACCCTAATAGTTCTGGTGGTGGTGGTGGTGGCGGCGGTGGAATGGCTTTAGTTTTATATAATACTTTAACTGCAAATAGTGGTACTGTTTCAACTAATGGTGGTAATGGTGGTGCAGGTTCGGTTGGTGTTAATACACCTGGCGGAGTTGGTGGAACAGATGGTAGTGGCAGTGGAGGTGGAGGAGGAGGAGCTTATGGTGGTGCAGGCGGAACAGGTGGTAGTGCAACAACGGCAGGTCCAGGTGGTGTTGGTAGTAATGGTGGTGGTGCTGGTGCTGGAGCTGGAGGCGGTGGTGGAGGCGGTTCAAATTTCGATATAGGACAAAGTGGTGGAGCTGGCGGAACTGGTGGAGCATCTGGACAATCACTAATTACTGAGAATAATATATTTGCTTAATATGAAATTAAACATTGAAATTACAAACAAACAAAAAAAGATATTAAAGTATTTAATGCCTAAAGAGGATTTAAGTGATTATTTCCAACGACATTTGAATACTATCGTTAATGATATTATAAAGGTGAATTATAGAGTTACTAAGAAATTTTCTGATATGGAAGACGAGTTTGAAAAGCTAATTGATTCTAAAAATAATAAATAAATAATATGGCTTACAATCCTTTCTTCGGAGTATCCGTTGGACCAACTGGAACAAGAGCAGATGCGGTAGCAGCACAGGCAGCTAAAGCAGCTAGTGGCGGCGGTACTACTTATTACCCAACTGCTGCCGCTGCTCAAGCAGCAGGTATTAATGTATCAGCAGCCCAACAGGCTAGTTTAGCGTCAGGTGCAGCAACACAAGCATCTGTTAATGCTAATAATGCTGCAGCTTGGTCTCCCACTTCTGTTACTGGTAAGGCTGCTTTAGCGTCTTTGGCTGCACAAGGTATTTCCCAAGCTGATGCCATAGCTAATACACCATATACTCAAGATCAAATGAACCAATTTTATGGTGTTGGCACACCTGCTGCATCAAAATTTATAGAACCAGGTGGTGCTAATCAACAACCAGACCCAAATAATCCTTGGGCTGGTATTCCATCTTCAGTTAGTGGTCAACTAAGAACAGAAGCAGAAGCACAGGCATATTGGACTGGTGGGCAAACTAATGCACAACCAGTTGCGAATCAAAAAGCTACCCTAACTTCTCCTAATGGTGAAAAGAAAGTAGTTACGGTTGGTTCACAAGAAGCTAGTCAACTCTTATCTACTGGTTGGACACTAGGAGATAAAGTTGGTGGTGGAACTGTAGACTCTAACTTACTAGGTAATGTACCAGATATTAATATAGGAGACGGAACACAGAGAACAGGTAGTAGTGAAGCAGATACATCTATTGCAGGTTCTAAAACGTATGTTGAACAAACTAGAAAAGAACAAGCACAAGCTGAAGTTGAGGCACAGCGAAGGGAGAAAGATGAGCAAGATTTAATAGCTGACAAGTTGCTTGCAGATATTACAGATTTAACTGCAAATGCTAAAAGTCAGGAAACTATTAAATTAGAAGAAAGAGCTAAAGCTGATATACAGGCAAAAGAAAATGCAGTTAGGCGAAAGGCTGATGAGATTGATATTATGTTAGCTAAAGACGCGGCTTTAACTGCTTCATATAATACTGCTAATCAAACTGAAGAAGGTAGACCACAAACTCTATCACAATTACGAGGATCACAAGCACAGAATTATAAAATGTACTTAGCCCAGCATAATCAAATTGCAGCTGATACTGCTTTATTAGTTGCTCAAGGTAAGTCGTTACAAGGTGATTTGAATGGTGCTATCGCTTCTGCAAATGAAGCTATTAGTCTTCGTTATAACTCGCAACAAGATGCGATAAACAACAAGATTAATATGCTTAATATTTTAATGCCACAAATAGATAAAAAGGATAAAGAGTACGCTACAGCTATGAAGAATATATATGATAGAGAAAATGATGCACTAGATGAACGAAAGAGTTGGATGGCAACTGCAGTTAATGCTGGTATCTTTGATGCCGGTGTACTAAAACAAATAGAAATTGCTGGAGGTTTTGCAGAAGCGATGGGAATTATAGGTCAGAATAGAGTAGCAACTGGTGGAGTCGGTGGTGGTGGATATGAAAGTGGATATAATATTCCAGAATTTCAACCAATTAGTTTTGAAGAATTTATACAAAGAAAACAAGATGAAGCTGGTATGACATTTGCTGACCCTGAATTATATAGGTCTGAATATGATACTTTAATTAAACAAAGTATAGAATCACAAGAAACACAAGGAACTGATATAATTGGTGCTTATGCACTTGCAATGAATCAAGGGCAAGCTAGTTTATCTAGTATTCCAAATGATATAAGAAATGAAGTTGTTTTAAGAAATGCACAAATTGGTGGAATTAATACTAAATTATCTGAAACAGCTATAAAACAAATTGCTGAAACTCAAAATGCTTTAGATGGGTTACTTGATTTACAAGATAAAATTGCTGGTAATTTAGAATATATTGGTCCAATTAAAGGATTGCAAAAATTAAATCCTTTTTCTAAAGCTAGACAAATCCAAGCTGATGTTGACAGAATTAGACAAAAAGTTGGTAAAGCATTAGAGGGTGGTGTTCTTAGAAAAGAAGATGAAGAAAAATATAAGAAGATTCTAGCTACTCTCACTGATACACCTGAGACTGCAAGATACAAGATTGAACAATTAATTACTGATATACAAACTGATTATGAAAGATATGTAGAAGCGCAAGCAAGTGCTGGTAGATATATTGGTGGATTTGACCAACAATCAATAACTAATAATGACCCGTTAGGTATCTTATAAAAATATGACAAAACAAGAATTTGCTCAAAAAATAAAACAAAAGTATTCAATCTATAATACTTTACCTGATGATGTATTAGTAGAAAAAATGCTGACTAAATATCCATCTTATCGTTCTCAAATTGATGATTCAGAAGAAGTTAATCAGTCAACTGAAAAACAACCTAATTATTTCAAAAGGGTTGGTAGTGAATATATGCAAGGTGCTAAAAATATTATTTCTGGTATTCAAGAATCAGCTCAAGAAGTTGAGGCTGGTAGACAAAATCAAAATTATGTTGCTGGAAATATACAATCTACTGTTGGAGCATTAAGGGGTGGACTAAGAACAGCAGGTGAAGTTGCTAAGCAAGCATTTACTCCTATTGTTGAAGCACCTGGAATTAAACAGGGGTTAGAATATGCAGGAGAAAAAATATCAGAATTACCTGGAGTTCAATGGATAGGTACTAAGATTAGTGAGTTTGCAGAAGCTAATCCTAAGCTTGCTAAAGACTTACAGAATGTTTTAGATATTGCAATCTTAGGAACTGGAAAAACAGTAGAGAAACCTATACAAGAAGCTGTAGGTAAAACTTCAGGTAAAATAGTAACAAATTTAGAACAAAAAGTAGTTAAACAAAGTTATCAAGAAGCATTAGATGTAATAAAACCTACTTTGAATAAAGTTGAAAAAGAAGCGGCATTATCAAGTGGTAGAGGGGTCGTTAAAAATAAAATTTTACCGAGAGTCTACGAAACAATTACTCTTGCTCCATCTAAAGTTGAACAAAGAATAGCTCAAGTTGTTGAAGGTATAGTTTCTAAATCAAAAAATGCTATTGATAATATTAATGCAATTAAAAATAAAATAACTGAATTAGCCAAAAAAACGGAGGAAGGATTAAAAAACAATAATACTATATTTAACAATAATCAAATTAAATCTGCTTTAAATTCTGTTAAAGAAGAAAGCAAAATAGTATTTGGTTCTGATAAAACATTACAAAATTCTTATAACTCTGTTATTGATGAAATGATGAAACAACTAGGGAAAACTAAAAATGATTTAGGTGGTTTATTACAAGCAAGAAAAAACTTTGATAAAATCATTGAACAAAAGTTTCCTAAATTATTTGATAAGTTTGCTGGAGATTCAGTAAGGTCTAATGCAGTATTAGATGTAAGACGTGCTGTCAATGATTTTATTGCTACTAAATTACCAGAAAAAAATATTTATAAAAAACTATTGAAAGAGCAGACATTAATGTATAAGGGTATTAAAAATATATCTAATAAAACTGCTTCTTTAGTAGATACCTCTGCAATTAAAAAAGCAATGGCAGCATTAAGACAAAATCCTTTAGTAGCTGGAGTAACTGGCGGTATTTTAACTTTTGGAGCACTTACTGGACTATTAAGTAACCCAGTAGTTATTGGAAGTATAATCGTAGGTGGAACAGTAAAAGTAGGAAAAACAGTAGTAACATCAAAATTATTAAAACAAGAATTGATAAGAGTGTTGAAAGGATTAGAAAAAGCTGGACAAAAAGAAGGAGTTAACGCTATCCAAGCGATAATAGATATTTTACCAGCAGGTATTAGTAAAATAAAAGAATAATATGTATTTAATGTTTTCAATCTTAGGTGGTTTATTATTTATGCTTGTAGTTGATAAATATGGTGAACTTGACTAAAAAAGAAAAACTAAAGAAACTTCTTGAGATAGTAAAATCAAATAAGTTGACCCCTGATAAACTTAAAGAGGTTTTAGCTTTACTTAATGACGGACTTTCAAAAGATGAGTTCATAAAGTCATTTAAGAAGATTACTGAACATACTTTAAGAACTGAGATTAAGTTGGTAGAAAAGGTTAATAAGGCTATAGCCGAGCTAAAAGGTGCTAATAGTACCTCCCTAGAAGCCACACAAGCCACTCTAAGGGCAGTAGCCGATAGGTTTGAAGTATCACTTAATAAAGCACTAAAAGACCAGGAGAACAGCTTAAATTTTATAAGAGATAAGGTAAGGAAGATTAAAGATGGTGAAGACGGGAAAAGTATAGAGGGTAAGCCAGGTAAAGATGCAGACGAAGAAAAAATAATTCAAAAAGTATTAGATAAGATACCAGACCACTCAATAAATGTTGAAAGTAATTCAGAAGATATTTTAAAACTCAGAGAAGACCTTGCCAGAAACAAACGACTAAAAGGTGGTGGTACGTCAGCCGCAGGTGTTGCACAGACTTTCAAATATATTGCTCATACTGAAAAACCTGTTGGACTTATTAATGGAACTAATAAAGTGTTTACAGTTGCTAAGAACATTTGGTGGGTGGCAGGGTTCACTATAAGCAACCAGCAGATAGCAGAACTACCTAACTTTACTTATGTTGGTAAAACAATAACTTTTGCTAGTGCAATTCCAGCTGCGTATTCTACTAGAGATTTTGAAATTAAGTATATTGGCTAAAATGAAAAAAGTATATCTCACAATTTTAACTTTTATACTATTGTTCGGTTTTGGGACAGTAGCTTTTGCTGATTGGCTTGATCCGTTTCTTTCTATCCAAGTAGGTTCTAGTCCTTCAGCTGATTACATATTACAAACAGATGGAACAGATAGCACTTGGATTCTTCCAAGTAGTATAGCCGGCATAGGTGACTGGATATTCAATGCTTTTGGTCAGTTAACTCCATCTTCTACTGTTGATGTTTTACTACCAGCTAACGCTACAATAACAGATAATCTATATGTAGGTGGCAATGGCACTTTTACTGATCTAAACTCTACTAATATAACAGTTGATACGCTTCTTACTCTTGACTATTTAACTCCTGGTTCAATTGCTTATATTGATGGAACTAATAGTTTGGCTGAGAATAATAGTGATTTATTCTATGATACTACCAATAATAGAATTGGGATTGGAACTAATAGCCCACAAACTAAACTAGAGGTTAGTAGTGGTACTACTACTCTTGAATTACTTGATGTTAGTTCTAATAGGATTAAGAATGTTTCAGACCCAGTTGATAGTGGAGATGCTATTAACAAAGCATACTTTGACGCTAATGCTACTGGTGGTCTTTCTTGGCAGGAAGCGGTTTTGGATATAATTGATTTTTCTGCTAGTGAACCTGCTGTCCCTACTTTAGGTGATAGATACATTTCTGACGCTACTTCAACTGCTCTTATTACGAGTCAATTTATGTATAATCAGTTTATTTACGAATGGGACACCATAAGTTGGGCTACTACTACACCAACAAATCAGATGGCTTTGAAGAATATTGCTGATGGAATGTTTTATACTTTTAATTCTGATGATTGGAACTGGAATAGTTTAGGTAGTGCTTTTAGTCATAATTCTCTGCTTGGTTTGCAAGGTGGAGCTAGTAATGAATATTACCACCTTACTTTTAATGAATCAGAAAATATATTTATTAAGGGCGTTGATGATACTGATGATTTAACAGAAGGCTCTACTAATCTTTTTTATACTAACGCTAGAGTTGATACTAGAGTTCAAGGTCAAGATTATTCTGTTACAGGTGATTGGGACTTTGGACAACCTTTAACAGTAGCAGACCCAACAAGTGATTTACACGCTGTTAATCTTGAAACAATGAATTTATATCTTTCAGGGTTAGCTTGGCAAGAGCCAGTAATAGATAAAGACCTTTCAACTCCTCCTGGTAGTCCAACACTAGGGGATAGATATATTGTTGCTGGTAGTGCTTCTAATTGGTACAACACCTCTTGGAGCAATAGACAGGAACTTGATTTAGCTAATGCAGACGTTACCAGTGCTATGACAGATTATCCAGTGCTTATTAAATTGACTGATAGTGGCAATTCAGTATTTGCAACTGCCCAGGCTAATGGTAATGATATTTTATTTACTGACGAAGATGGCAATAAACTAAAACACGAACTAGAAGCATTTAACGCTACTGATGAATTGATAGCTCACGTTAAAGTTCCCTATCTAAATTCAACCTCTACTACTAATATTTATATGTATTATGGTAATGCTGTTGCTGGAAACCAACAGGAAGTTGCTGATACTTGGGATAGTGACTACGAGATGGTTTATCATTTTGGAGAAACAAGTGGTAGTGCAGATGACTCAACTGGAGTCTATGATGCTTCAAATACAAACGTATCTTATAGTGCTACTGGTAAGATTGGTGATGCTTATGATTATAACGGTTCTAATTCTTATACCGATACAAACTATACAACAAGTTTATCAGCTAGTGATTTTACTATTGAGGGTTGGTTTAAAGCAGATTCAACTACTGAAGTTTACGCAATCGCACAGGCACATACTGCTCCTGGTTATTCTTCTGACTTCATATTCTACTATAATGGAGCTTCTAATCTTTGGTGGATGAGAAGTAAACAACTAGCTCAACCAGGAGGATTCACTGGTACTAATTGGAATTATATTGTAATGGCTTGGGATGAAACTGCTGGTACTTATGAGGGCTTTGTAAATGGTGTTAGTGCTGGAACTTCACCAGTTGTTACTGGTTATGGTGGATTAAACTCAATTAAAATAGGAACTCGTGGAGATGCTGTATCTTCATTCTGGGGTGGTATTATGGATGAAGTTAAAATATCAGCTTCAATTAGAAGTGATGATTACATTTCAACTACTTTTAACATACAAGACGACCCAGCTAATTTTGTTACTTTCGGAGCTGAAGAAAGTATTTCGGCTAGTGGTGATTGGGCTGGACACGTTGATGACATTACAGAATGGGATGGAGTAAGTTGGACTTTCGCTACTCCTGAATCTGGTTGGGCAACAATAGTTACTGATGAAGAATTACAATATACTTTTAATGGTAGTGTTTGGGCTTTAAGCTCTGGAGCTGTTTCAGCTCATAATGATACTACTGGAAAACAAGGTGGAAAAACTGGTGAGTATTTTCATTGGGAATCAGCCGATTATACGGAAGTTACTAGTTGGCTTGATGATGTAGTTTTATCTGATGGTGGTTCTATGAATATTGGAACTGGTGATTTTAATACTACTGGCAATATAGCTACAGTAGAAGATATAACAGCTGCAGGAATAATCCAAGGTGAAATGGTACTTGCTAATGGCTCTGGAAGTCACCCATCAGGAATAGGAGCATACCTTGAATTATATGTTTTAAGTGGAACAACTGCTCGTATTCTTCCTTATGATGGTTCTAGTTATTATGATTTGGCTATTGGAGATTGGAATGGTGGCGACCCAAATATTATGCTTAAAACTGGTGGTAAGGTAGGAATTAACGAAGGAAGTCCTGAAAAGAAACTACACGTCAATGGTGATGGATATTTTAAAGGTTCAGCCGACACCGAACAATTAACTGTTAGAGGTTACTTAAATCAAGCTGATGATATATTTGTTGTAGAAAAGAGTGATGGTACAGATTTATTTACAGTAGATAATCTTGGTAACGCTACTACCACAGGAGATTTAAAGATTGAAGGTAGTTTATCTATTGATGGCTCTGTTAATTTTGCTACTACAACTTGGACTTTTGATGATGGTAATAACGTAGGCTCATTAGAACAAAAAGTTTTTGATTCTAATTCCGTTCCTTACAATGCAGATATTAAAAAAGGAATTGTAATGAGTGTGTTTGGACTTTTAGATTATGGCTATATTTGGAATACTACTGATGACCAAGGACCATTTATGGCTTTTGGGTCTGAAGATTCAGTTGAAGCAGGTATTATGGGCTATAACACAACTACATCTTCTTTCTCTTTTGCTAATGTTGTTGTTAAAAGTCCAGGGGTAACAGAAACAGAGCCACTTGAATATATAATATTTGCTTCTGAGGTTATAACTCAAATTGCTTCAACCTCTGATGCAATATTTGGTATGAATGTTGATGGAACAGATGCTACTTCCGAAGTTAGTTCACAACTAAGACTAAGCTCTACAACTGGTGCTTTACATTTTGAAAATGCTACTTTATATGACTTTACTGATGATATGCAAATAACTGGTAATGTTCATACTTTTGGCAGTTCTACTACAACTGGTTCTTTATATGTTGGTGCTGCACCTGGGGCAGGAGATGCTTCTGCTTTGAATTATGATGCTATATCTAGTTTTGGAGTACATACTAGAAACCTTTTTCTTTACGCAGACGACATAACTACTGGAACTGCCTATTATAATATCTTTAGTGGTTCAGTAGACGCCCCAACTGATTCTGATGCTAATATGTTTATACTTAAAAATTCATTCACAATCGAAGGAACTTCTAACTATACAGGAGCAGTAGTTGGTTTAGATAGTGATTTAACTCAAGAAAGTACTGGTAATGTTAATGCAATGTATGGAAGTAATATAGGAGTTGAACTTGCCAACACTGGTAATGTGGATACTGTTGTTGGTGGTGCATTTAGTATAGACAATGGTCCAGGTGATACTGATGGTGGTGGAGATATTAATGATGGTCAAATTGTTGTAGCAGATTATACTTCAAATGATTTAGCAGGTACAAATACCTCTATTAAATTGTTTAATACTGTTATAGACCACCAAAACGGAACTTCGACTGATATCTATAATTTTTATTCTAATGCTTTATCATATACAGGTGGAAGGGTTGATAGACATTACGGATTTTATTCTCCAACTGGTTGGGGTACTAGCCAAGCTACAACATCTTACCCATTATATATTGCTGATGGTACTTCTTACTTAGGTGGTGATTTACTAGTTGGTGGTAACGCAACAACTACTGGTTATATGAGTTCTTCTCATTTTAAGATAGGGGATAATACTGTTTTGCAAGATGCAGGGACAGATAGTATCTTTGTTGGAATTCGAGCTGGACAAGATAACACTGGATGGAGTTGTGTAGCAGTAGGTGATGAGGCTTTATTTTCAAGCAATAGCGGTAATTACAATACAGCAGTTGGTCGTTACTCTATGAGAACAAACGATGATGGTACTAGGAATACAGCAGATGGCTATCGTTCACTCTATGCAAATATTACTGGTGATGAGAACACAGCAGGTGGTTATCAGGCTCTAACAAAAAGTATAGGTAATTTTAATACTTCCTATGGTAGTCAGTCTATTACTCAAAATACTTCTGGAGATTATAACACTGCGGTTGGGTCAATTACTTTTTTAAATAACTTAACTGGTTCAGGCAATGTAGGGCTTGGTTATTACGCTGGTGCTTATGAAACAGGCTCTAATTCTTTTTATGTAAATAATCAAGATAGAACTGATACTGCTGGAGATAAAACAAAATCTTTATTATATGGTACATTTGCAGTTGATTCAGCAGACCAACAATTGACAGTTAATGGAAATCTTAATGTTACTGGTAACTCAACTACAACTGATTCATTTTATGTTGGTGGGGATTTAGAGGTTGGCGATGATGCTACCATAACTAATAAGCTATATGTTGGCAATCATAAGATTGAATCAGATGCTACTCTCTCTGCCTTAGCAGTTCAAGGCCAAACTTCTGGACAACCTACATATTTTGCTGTTGGCAATAAAGATGACGACGGAACAGACTACGCTGGACTTGTAGTGTCTGGAAGAAACGCCTTTACTGATATAGCTAATCGTGAAGTACTTATAATGCAATGGAATACTGGTGGCAAGTATGATATTAATACTTTTGCTGCTGGTACAGGAACAGCTAGAGATTTAGATATTTATGCAGGTAGTGGCAATGGTGGGCAATTATATTTAGAAGCCGGTGGTGATGTTAGAATCCCAAACTTATATTCTACTTCAACTTCAATGACTAATGCTACAACTACTGGCACAATGTCTGCTACAACTATCGAAGTTAATGACGATTACATAACTGACTTTACAGGAACAAATCTCTCAGTTACTGCTGGTGTTTTAAATGTTTCTGGAATCAGTAGTGGAAATCCATTTGACCAATGGCTTGATACTACTTCAACAGTTCAATTTGCAACTACAACAATAAGTGGAATATTATCATTAAATGATGGTGGTAATTCTACTTATGTTGGTGAATTTGCAGGTGTGGTTGATGACAGAACTGATAATAGAAACGTAGGTATGGGAACATATGCTTTGTGGAGAAACACATCAGGTTATCAAAATACAGCAATAGGTCATAGTGCTGGTTCTTCTATCACAGAAGGGTATGGTAATGCTACTTTAGGTTATCAGTCAGGAAATTCTCTCTCAACAGGAGATTATAATACACTTATCGGTACTGGTTCAGGCTCGGGTATTGTAGGTGGAAATAATAACACAACATTAGGATATAATTCAGGAGATAAAATTACTTCAGGACTTGGAAATACAACTTTGGGTAATAATTCTGGAGACAATATTACTACTGGTGATTATAATATAACTATTGGTACTGTATCTGATGTAGCTAGTGCCACAGCAGATAACCAAATGAATATTGGTAATGTAATTTTTGGAACAAGTATTAACGGGGCAATAGGTACTGGCAATGTAGGAATAGGAACAGATGCTCCAGGTGCTTTATTAGATGTAAGAGGTGATGCGATTTTTAATGAAGCTGGAGATAATTATGATTTTAGGGTGGAAGGATTAACTAATCCAAATATGATAACCATAGATGCATCACAAGATAAAATTTTAATAGGCTCACCAACAAGGACTTCTAATAATAATGCAATAATGTTATTTAATACAGTCGAAGACGATTTAATTTCAGCACACCTCTCAAATGTGGAGGGAATAATAGGACACTTCGGAGGAAATGATTTTGGATTTTCTGCAAATATAAAACCATCAACAGATGCCCAAATAAGAGCGGGTTATGCAGGTTCAAAAATTGAATCAGGAATTGAATTAATTAAACTAAGCACTATGAATACAGCAGGAACTATAACAGAAAGAATGAGGGTTCATACCAACGGCAATGTAGGAATAGGAACAGCTAGTCCTAATGTTACTTTAGATGTTGTGGGAACAGCAGCTAATGGAGATGATAAATTCGATATGATGTTAGATTCTCAAACTAATGATGGATTAAGTGGAGGAATGATGCTACGAGGTTTTCTACCTAGACTTGCTTTTGATGACCAATCAACTGGAGCTAATTGGATGGATATGCGTATGGATGGTAATGACCTTATTTTCGGAGGTGGTGATAATACAGATATATTTTCAAGAACTGTTGATAATATTTTATTTTTATCATCTGATACTGGAAATGTAGGGCTTGGAGTAATTAATCCTACAAAGACTTTACAATTAGGAGCAAGTGATGATGTTTGGATAACAGATGGTTCTATTTGTGTAGAAAATTCTGGTGGAACTAATTGTGCTGGTTCAACAGATGGTGTAGTTTACGCTGATGACTTTGTAGAACATTCAAGACCAATACCAGAAGGTGATGCTTTAAGTGTAATTATGAATATGAAGAATAAAGAAGATGGCACACTAGACCATAAGAGTTTTCCTAGTTATGTTTCAAATGAAGTTTCTTGGGAAGATACTTACGAATATAAGTATGATGAAAAAGGAGCAACTACTACTGAAACTTTAATTAAGGAGTCTGGAAGCAAAGTAAATGAGGGTGTTTCTCTTTCAAGTCAGATTAAATATTTGATTAAAGCTGTACAAGAACTATTTACTAAAGTCCAGTTGGCTCTTGGTTGGAATCAAGATAATGAAG